CCGATCTGGCCTCCCTATATTGGGAGACCCATAGCCAGGTTATTCTAAGGTTTAAACCGCAACCTTAGTATTTTGCGTGTAGAACTTTGCCCCTCAAGTGTTAGCAATTTTTAAGTTTTTATATAGGTGTATGCACAACATGCACTTCTTTCTAGCTTAATTTGTTGCAACCTTGATAGGCATTTGTTTTATCAGTTTAATTTAGTTTTTATTCAATTAGAATTAATTTTATGTTAGTAACGAAACATTCCCCCAGCAGTTAGTAATATTTCTTTAGTTATGACAACTTTGAATACAGATCCAGAATTAAATCCACCGGTAGTTGAAAATAATCCAGGACAGGAGAAAATAGTAGAGCAGACCACTCAAGTTTTGACAACCAATTATGGGCAAAATATTAAGATTGTTAGACCATTCGCTAGATTACCAAATCCTACACCCATCTCATGGACAGCACTTGCAAATGTTTCAAGAATGTTTAGCAGCAAAGACTGGTCCACAAGTCAGAGTGGGTTGTTTGCAGAGTTTGAATTGACAGTAGCAAATATAATAAATTGGACAGTTCCTTTAATTCCACCAACTTCTTATTTTGATTTTGATTCTATAACATTTTCAATTAGCAAAAATACGAATGCAATGTATCAAGGTAAAATGTTGATAGTGTTTGATCCAGCTGCGAAGAGTAGTTATTATGAAATGTTTGGACTTGATCTTAGAACTCTACAGCATTTGACACAAATGAATTACGTAGAGTTTGATCCAAGAGATTCCAAATCAGTAGAAATGACAATTGATAACTTACTTCCCTTTGATTGCTTGAGAATGCAATCGAAAACTAGATCAGGTTCACATGCCATGTTTGAGCATGCTACATTGCAGAAGAAGTACGTAGAAAATTATTCTTTGGGTAGATTGATATTTTTTCAACTTAATAGTTTAACGACAACTTCATCAGTACTTAACGTTCCTATACAGATTTCAGCAAAACTTAATGGTTATAGATATTCAGGTAGATCACCGTAATGATTCAAGCCAATATATATGGTTTTTCCCTTAACAATCCGGCAATAAATCGTTTTCAGGCAGGTACATATAGTTACTTACAATCAATTTCAGGAAATAGGTTTCCAAATACAAATACAGGACAATTTCAATCAAATATAGATGAAGGGCAAGGTAATGACCAAGAATTACAATCAAATCCGGCAGTTGATACTCATAGTGTTGATGAGTCTAGTAGAAGCGATTCCATCAGAGATACCGCATTCGTCTCAAACAAATCGGACCTTTATGATAGTCACCTTTATGGGTCTCCTCTTGATGCTGATATACCAAACTCTGAGGCTCCACCAGGTTACATCGAAGCTACATTCAATGAAGGACAAGTTGAAGAAACAGTTTTAGAAGGATCAGCCTCCGCAATGTCAGCAGCAGCAATGGCCGTCCCAATGTTGAATCAGAATATCATAGGAGAAATTAATTCAAATGAAATGGAGATGGCCCGGAAAGGTTTGGGAGACTTCGGGACTTCAGTAGGTCATGAAATAGTAGATCAACAAAATTTTGCAAATAAAAATATCGCAGCAACCGTTGGATCAGGTTTGATGTTTGCAGGTCTTGCAACAGGAGATCCATTACTTGGTGCCGCAGGTATAGCAACAGGTATAGCAGCTGAGACAATAATGCCAATGGCAATGCAGGATAGTAATATGGTTCAGTCAACATCAGGCAATTTAGTATCACCAACATGAATAAAGTACAAACAACATTTCCAAATGCTCCTTCAGGGCAAATAAATCCGGAAGTTCCCCTCGGGGTTAGTGCAACTTTAGTAGAGACACCAGTACCATTGGATAATCCACCATTCGACGAAAAGAATATTAATCAACAACAATGGATTTATTACGACAATTTTGAAATTTCAGATAATGATACAGTCGGTAAAAACTTATTCAACTGGAACTCATATCGACCACTTGGAGATTATTGGTTGGTAGACATAGATAACAAGGGTATGAAGGTTAATGTTCCGCAGGCACTCAAAGAAGTTTATTTTGCAAGTTTTGCAAATATTGAGTGGTACATCAAATATGAACCGATTAAGGTTACGGACTCCAGAGTTGAAGTCGTACAGTTTTATGATTACGACGGAATTATTGATCCAGCAAGCATGACCTTTGGTAGTGCTGCGACAAGTTCATACAACAAGGAGAATATTCAGTTTACGTTTGATGACCCAACCAAGGTCATAATTTTCAAGCCACCCTTATATCAAATGGCAACAAAAGTTCCAAATAACGATTCAATAAAAATAGATTCATTGGGCAACGTTACACAATATATACCGCCTTTTGTTCCAACAACATCCCTTTCTCTGAAATTGAAAAGCAAGTTTATACATAATAATTTACAACCTTCAAAATTCACAGTCAATGTTTACGTTTTACCAATTATTCGAGCAGTTTCGCAATTACATTCAAAATGTTTGAACACTAATGTTCCACATCAATCCTTACCATTGATTGTTTTTTCGCCACAGCCTTGGTGGCTTAAAAGATTACAAACACCAATAGAAACATTATTTTTTGAATACTTCGATAAAATAAAGATCAGTAAATATTCGTTGAAGCAGATCCTGAAATCAGTAGGATCATGGTACGCAGAAGGAATAGCCGAAGAAGGCGTGAAGGCAGAACTAGAAAGATATATAGAAAAGAAATGAATGATAATGCACAGAATAAACAACCAATCAACACACCGGAAGATAATGTCAATATACCAGTAGTTTCAATTCAACCCATCACTCAGCAAGAACTATCAGGCTTGAAGTATACGGGAATAACAGCAAAGATAAAACTTCCTTTGGAATTGGATTCAGGAGATTTCTTATTCGCAATAAATACAGATGGTTTTATACCACCGGTCAATCTGAAGGCAAAAGACATGAATGCGTTCAATAGAATTTATCCAAATCTTCTTCCAATACAGCCATCCCAATCAGCACACTCAATCATACAATTGGATCACAAATTTTTACCAACTTATGAGCAATGTCAATATTTGTCCAACAGATTTATGCAAGGAAGTGTCGGAGTAGTAGTCAGATTGGTTTCCAACGTAGGACAGACAGGTCATTTGGCAGTTACACACTTGACAGGTATACAGAGAGATTACTATTTACCGAGTGAAGAATATCAAGGTTTGAGATTTAGAAACATGCCAACAGACACTTTTGCAGGTTCTCTCGCAGGTTTGACACTGGTTGATATATCCACAAACAGAAACTTGTCACTTATTTCCACAAACAATCCAGCAACAAATGTTCTGGACTTCAACAAGAAGCTGTGTGAAATTGCAAGTTTTACAGCATCACAAACAACCAGAGAGAAAGAAATAATGGAGTCACAATTTTTGGAAGATTGGCTTCTTTTCGGTCCAACAAATTCAATGCCAAATACAGGTGGTGAAACTTTTGAGTTGTCTTTTTATTTCGATTATAGTAGAGTAACTTTTTTCATTCCTTTATATCCGGTCATTCCAACAGTTTTACAAGAAAGAGCCAAACAAATTTTACGATTTTCAAAAACTTATGTAGAGGGTGTAGAAATTGGGGATATTGCAGAATCAGATATACAATGGTTACCGGGCTATTCGCCTGAACCATTTGATAAACAGAAAAAATTGGCAGTAGATTACATAGCAAAATTGGTTGCAAACAATTGATCTTTACGAAAATTTCAGAGATATTCTGGGAGTCCGCGTGAAGCTTTTCCTGATTAACATCAATATCGTGGATGACAAAATACAAAAATTCCTTGACTGCGTTGATAGGATATTTTTGCCGTCGCCGCCCCACGCAGGAAATGGGTTTGTAATCGCTCCCTCGTAAATCCGAAGGGTTGAGGTAGAGTGGTGGCGCCCATGTAGCCTTACGAGCAGATCGATGCGTCTCCTTTGTCTAAATTGACGGAATTTGAGCGTATTGAACAATTCATGTAACCAAAAACTTTTTCTTTATACAAATTTTACTTATCATGTTTCTGAAGTCACAGTAGCTTACAAGACTTTAGTTAGTTGTTCAGGATGAACTTTAAACCATATGGGATAAGTGGTTGAAACTTTCCCGAGAGTGGTCCAGGATGGACTAAAAACCAATAAAAATTTTATGAAAATGTCACAAAGTAATAATAAAAGTAATAAAGGCTTGGCGGCTAAACAAGAGAAAATCCGTGTATACGGAAAAACAAGAAATTTCAAAGCAAACAAACGAATTCAGATCAGATTCAATTATGCTTATACAGATAAACTGGGTTTTGAAAAGAAGACAAGATTTGAAGATGGGTATCAATGGTTTGTGGAGAATTTGGCGAAGAATGTTTACAGTGTTGAAGGCTTTTTGATCATTCCCTCAGAATGCATCATGGTTAGATATGGAAGCAAAAATTATCAAGACGTTGACGGAAGATTGGTAGCAACAATATTCAATGGTTTGCGATTCGTAACAAATTTGGACTTGGATCAAGTGGTTGAGATGGCTGCACTGATGTCTACAGTAAGAATGATGACGATGAAAAAACATTTGTTTATTACAGATGCAATATCATTGTTCATTCATAATTTCAGAAGATATGCCAGAGATTTGTCAGTTGTCAATTCAAACATTGATATCAATGACCAAGTTGCTTATGAGCGCCTTGTAGAAAAAGCAAAGGATTTCAGAGTGGTTATCCCGTACAAGATAGGAGATGAGATAGGTGATTTCGGTGATCACATAGACAGAATTATCAGTTCGGAAAAATATGGTATTATTAACGATTTTGATATGATGCCAAAATTCCCTCCAACGTTTGAAGAAATGGAAAACATCATCACAAAGAAGATTTCAGAAGCGAAAAAAGAATTCGATGAACAAACAACAGTGCAGGGTATTTTGCGTGTCTATGAGAAGAAATTGTCCGGTTTTGAGACTGAAAGATTTGTATCTTCATTTGAGACAGTTTATATACAAAAGATGCAACCAATATTGAACTACAGATGTCCACCCAATTGGCAAAATGAACTTATTCAAATGATGGTGCTTAATGTTATTGATGGAGAACATATAACATACGGAATTTCGGAGATAGAAGTGCCAATAACAGAATTGCAAGCATTCAAGAGAACAATTCAAAATCTTGGGACACTTAGATATATGGATTTTTGCTTTGTACCAGAACTCGCAGAAGAAGTATCAGATAATGAAGTTGCAGTGGTTGAAATTCCAGAATATACGTCAGACATTCGAAAGTATGTATCTTTGTTCAAAAAAGAAATTGAGTACCAAAGAAGTTTACAGTTGATGGCTCAGAGATTTGCGTTGAACTTGAAGTTGGAAAATCCAGACAATATGTTCTTCAATGCATACAAAATACTGTGGAGAGCAATGGAACGAAGAGAACTTGACGTTTCCAATGGTAGAGGTCCAACAGCAGAAGTTGAAAGTAACAATATCAATAGAGTCGAGAAATTGCATTTACATCAAGATTGTAGGAAGTTGCAAAATACTACATTGGACTTCGAAGAGCCTTCAACTTCAAAGAAAGAGGCAAGTCAGGATTTGACAGATAAAAATGTATTTAGAAGGGCCTTGGACGCATTTACACAGCCTGTTAAAAGTTTGAAATCAAGTTTCAGTAATATAGAAGATAAAATAGGTGATGCCACACACAAAATAAAAGAAGTTGCAAACAAAATTTCAGTTAAATTGGATGATAAGGGTTTCGCGACACTCGCAAAAGGTTTTTCAGAGTTTGATGGTTCATCATTTTCAGCAACACTCGGTAGTATAAAAATGCTGGCAAATACATTTTTTGATCAAGCATTGCAGTGGATTTACAAACAGTTTGGGTTCAATATTTCAATCAAGTTGGATGTTTCAGATTTGGTTATAACTTACATTCTTTGGATTAATACAACATCATCACAAGTTAAATTGCTTATTTTGGGTTACTTGGCAATGCAATGTGGAATTCTTGATTTTGTCTTCCAAATCCTCAAGAGTATTGCGCTGAAAGTTAAAGACTACATGACAAATGAAGATACTGGATTCGCAGAAGAGCTTGAAAAAGAAGAGAAGGCGTTACAGATGAAGAAGCAGAATGTCATGGAAGATATAGAAAAGAAGAAAGATAAAATTACATCAATTTTCGAGAAAGCAGAAGAACCAGATGAAACTTTGTGGGAAAAAGTTTGGAGTGGTTTGGAACATGGAATGCCAATTGTCCTTGGCCTTGGCGTTGTAGGAGTTGCAGCAGCGTTCGCATATGATGCAGTGGACAAACCAGGAAAGATTGGAGATAAAGTAGTGAAAGTTTGTAGAGCCATGTCATTTATTGGACTTGGACTCGGCTCAATATCAGCAATAATAAAACATGGAATGGGAATTATTAAAGTTGCATTTGATTACATCAATCATTATATCAGGGGTAAAGAAGATACGAAAATAAAAAAGATGGAAACAGTAGTTAATTTTTTGAAGAAAGCAAATTATATTCCGGGTGTTTCAAATTATGTTTTTGCCACAGATACAGCAGCAGCAGTCATTTTTATGAGGCACTATTTGGAAATTCCAAAAATAGATAAATTTATTCACGAGATTGAAGATGCAACACTTAGAACAACGTATGGAATTAGAAGACGAGAAATGACACAAATGTATGGAGCAGTCAAGGCAGCGTTGCATGTGGCCATTCAAGGAGCAGAGATAATGCACATTCAATTCTATTCAGAACCTGGAGCAGGAAAAACCGATCTTTCACAGAATGTTATCAAAGATTTGGCAGCAAAGTTTACAGAAGTTAGAGATGCACTTGATGAGAAGAAAGGTTTGCCAAAAATGCCCAACCTCGATGATGATACAGTTTACTTCGGAATGGAATGTGAAAAATACAAGGATTTGTACTACGGTCAAAAGTACATGATTATTGACGAGATGAACTTTTTCCAAGCTGAAGACCAGGAAAGTATTCAATTCAAACTCGGATTGTTTTCAGGAAAACCGACTGTTGCAAATAAGGCAGCAATTGAAGATAAAGGAATGCTTTTCAATTTGAACATGGTCATCTCAAATACCAATAATCCATTCCCAGCTCCGAATGATGTCATTTCACCGGAAGCGTTACAACGCAGAAGAATTTTGATAGAGGCAAAAGTTAAGCCAGAGTTTTTGACAGACGGGCATATTGACCCTCAGAAAATAGCAGATGCAGGAGCCAATAGAAACAATAGCGAACACTTGTCATTTACAATAATAGACCCAATAAAGAAACCACCACAACCAGTGAATTCATCATATGTTGATTTGGATTATCACCAATTGGTTAGAGTTTTGAAGGTGAAAGTTGAAAACCATATCTTGACTGAAGAATCAAGACTTGAAAATCGAACTGGTGCATATTCGCACGTTCGTAGTCACATTGAGTCAATGATAAACAGAGTTGAACAATCAACAATCAATGGTCAAGATGTTCGAGCAATAAAGAAGGAAATCCTTAGGTTGGCAGCTTATCTTAAGAATGCAAAGACAGTAGATTTTTCAGATCCGGCAGTGATTAATAAAGAGTTTAGACCAATGAACCGATTGGTAGCAGCGACAATAGAACAGTACAATAGATTCAGAAGAGCTTATGATTTCATTGCAGCACCATTTACTAGTGAAACAGCACACCAACATGCTTTGGGTCCTTGTATAGATGATTGTGGATTCGAAGATGTCAATTTCGAAGGAGCTTCAATATTGATTAATAGGTGTCCAAAGTGTCATTATGAAGCATGCAGGGGTTTTCAACTTATGCTTAATGCGTCAGATTTGCTCAATATATATCCGCACACCAGTTATCCAGATGCAGAACCAATTATCATGACAGAAGATACAATACTTGAGAGAGGAGAGAATGCAGGTTGTACAACTCTCAAACAATATCAAGACAAAAAAGGATCCCCATATGTTGTTTTGGAAAAGTGCGATGATTTCACACCCATGGGATCAATAAATCATATTTTCGATCCTACAAAATTCAATATTTACAAAATCAAGGGTAAAGAGCAGTTGGTTTATGAGGAAGAAATACCAAGTGATGAAGACAAAAGAGACTCATTGTTGGCTTACATGAGATACTTGGAAACAATGGATTCAATGTCAGAAGTTAAAAAAGCAATCAACAGGAAGAGATCAAGATACAATGCAAATCTGATTAGACTTACATACATGGAGAGATTGAAGCAAGCAGCTTCGTCAACTTGGAATACCATAAAAAATGTTGTTGTCAATTTTGTTTCAGGTTGCCTTGGTTATCTGGGGCAAGGTCTGGAAATAGGTATAACATCAATGATCGCAATCGTTGTTATCTGGGGCTCATTGTATGGCATTGGCAAGTTGTTGTCAGGCAGTACAGATACAGCAGCCTATAGTAAGAGTATTAGAACAAATACGATCAGTAGAAGATTGGAAGACACATCATTGTTTGTAGAAAATCAGAACAACGAGAATGTTAAATACGCACGTCGTGGTCAAGTCATTATGATTGCAATGGATCCCACAAGAACTCATTTGATCGGATGGATCAACGGTTGTTGCATACAAGGAAATGTGTTTATGGTTCCAAATCATTTTCTTAAAAACCTCAAAGGCACGGTTCATCTTTTGGTACTTGATCCAACCAAACTTACAACATCAAATAACGAAGGAATTTATGAAATGGATGTCAAGGTTTCAGATTTCAAACAAATTAGGGGAAAGGATGCAGCACTTGTTGCATTACCAAAAATTAGAATGATGGTTTCGCTCAAGAAAAAATTTATTACAGAAGAGGATCTTGGGGATAGTAACAAAAATTTTTCAACTTTCAGGGCATCTTATCAAGGGTATAGAGCACCATCAGATTTCGATAATATCACGGTTGCAGATTTCAGAACTAGAATCAATAAAAATTTATATGCTTCAGAGGTCATGGATTCAAATCCAGACCCACAAAATTCAAGTAAATTCGATATGCATACTTTTAAAGCATTGGGAGATGTTAGATTTGGGGATAGTGGTTCCCTCGTAGTTCATACAAATACTAAAATGCAATCACACTTTCTTGTTGGACACATGATCCAACGATCAAATATAGATAGACAACCAGTGGGCGTTTTTATAACACAAGAAGACTTGGATATGGCTTTGCAAAGTTTTGCAGTACCGCAAAAATTGGAAGTGTGCCATTATCAAGGCAAACAATTGCCGGAAACTCATGAATATTACAAAGTTTTTGACTTTCCGGAAAATGTTTGTCTTGCAGATAAAGATCGCAGCATAAACGAAACAAGAGGTTTTGCTAAAACTCCAATATTTGGAGTCTTTACAGTTGAAACAGAACCAGCAATCCTCAATTCAGCCGATCCAAGAATTCCAGAAGGTGCAAGGCATCCGCTCAAAGTATCACTCAACAAGTCAAATGGTCAGAACCCGCCATATATTTCAGAAGAAGAGAGAGATTTCATGGTCAAATCACTTATTCAACATTACGAGAAACAGTTGTCTTATCCAATCAGGACAATACGCATCTACAATACCCTGGATGCAATTAGGGGAACAAAAGAAATGGGTTCAGTACCAATCAATATACATTCGTCGGCAGGCTTACCATACGCAGATATGCCAGGGGTTTCGGGTAAAAGACCTTTTATCAGATATGACGAAGAACAGAAAACATATGTGGTCCAAGACAGAATAATTAATGATGTCAAGTTATACGAACATTTATACAAAAGTGGGATAATTCCACAAAACATGAAGTTGGAGTTCATAAAGAAAGAATTGGTTGGGCCAAATAAAATAGAAAATCCAAAAACAAGAACAGTCGGTACAGGAAATATTATACATCAAATTGTTTACAACAAATGCAATAAGGCGTTACAACTTCTTGTCAAAAACGCATGGAGAGAGGGAAAAACAACATCATTCGCAATGGGGTTGGATCTTGAAATTCACGGGAACCAAATTGTTCAAGGATTGAAGTACATCGATTACATGTATGACTTTGATGTCAAAGCATGGGAAGCATCCATCAATTATGAGCTGCTTACAATGGCAAACGAAGTTAAAGTGAAGTTGATGCAAAAAGCATATGCATCAAGAGGACAGCAATGTAGTTATGACTACGAGACAATCAGCCAAGCTCTGGTCACAGATTACACAGATTGTGATGTTCATTTCAAGGACGTCATTTACGCGAAAAATTCAGGCTTACTGTCAGGCCATCCAGGTACATTTATAGAGAATACAGATGTTCATATAATGCTTGTTTATCTTATTGCAAGAAGAATTTTGACAAAACACAAAAAATTGGGCTGGGCAAATGCAACGGATATTTACAACAATATCAAAGTCGTCGTCGCAGCGGACGACATCGTTATGGCAATTTCGCCTTTGATGCGACCTTATTTTACACCCGAAGACATCAAGTGGGGTTACTCAACAGTCGGATTTGAGATTACGTCAGCAGACAAATCACCAGAGATTAACGTAAAAACAGTTGAAGAAATTCAGTTTCTTAAACACAAATTTAAAAAAGATAAAGAAGGAATATACCATGCTTATCCACTTACGTCGATTATATACCAATTGTTCAATTGGTACAGAACAGATACAAAATTGGGGAGAGAGGAACTCCTCCTACAGAATTATTCCGATGCATTTAGATTCTCGTTTTTCATTGGCGAGGAATTTTACGAAAACACAAGAGAGCGATTTAATAAAGCAAATCTTAATAACAATATACAATGGAATTTCACATACGCTGAAATGCGAGCAATGATTCTTCAAGATAGAGAAGAACTTAATATGTTTGAACATTCAAACGAACCAAAAATACGCGCAGAAGCCGAAAATTTCTATGATAGGTTTTTTCAACAGTAGTTTTTAGTTTATACTTCATCAAATACTGCGGTGATGGGTTATCAATTTTTTCTACAGATAAATGTTGTATTTTAATCATAGTTATAGTGAACAAAAAACAAAAAATACAAAAATGGTTGTTTTACAACCAAACAAAAACACG